AGCGTGGTGCTGGTTTAACTTATCGTGCTGTTGCACCAACATTAGCTGGCGCACAGATTGGCTCGTATGGAGGCCCATTAGGTGCGCTTGTTGGTTCAATGGCTGTTCCTGCTGCTGATGCAGTAAATGCACTATTAAATGTAATTGCTTCTCCATTTACTGACAAGCGATTGATGCCAGCATCTCAAGCTATTCAAAACTTGATGACTCGTTCTGGTGTACCTGCTGCGCCAGAGACACAAACACCAACTGAGCGTGTTGTTGGTGGTGGATTAGAAGCAATGACAGGAGTGGCTAGAACTATCCCTGCTTTGATTAAAGCCTCTACAACTGCTGCATCTCCTGTTACTCGTGGAGTTACAGAACAACTTGCTGTAGCCCCTAAGACACAAGCGATTGTTACTCCTACTGCTGTTATGTCTGGACAAACAGTCACAGAAGCTACTGGTAATCCTTTGTATGGCGCAGCTACGACATTGGCTACAGGTGCTGCTGGTAGCGTTAAGCGTCCTCAAAAACAAGAGGCTTTATCTACACAAGCATTAGACAGAATTGCAACAGACAGGTATGACCAACTTCAACAGTCTGGTGTGCAGTTAAAAACTGATGAGTTTGTTAATGCAATGGATGATATTGCAAAAGGTTTGAGACAAGAAGGCTATACGCCTAAAGCATTTCCAAAAGTTGCTGGTGCTATTGAAGAATTAACTTCTACTGCTCAACCTAAAGATTGGACTGAACTTCAAGCCTTGCGTAAGATGATTCGTAGTGGTCAAAAGAGTATTGAGCCAGAAGAAAGACGAATGGCGTCTATTCTTTTGGATGACTACGATAACTACTTGATGACTGTACCTAAAGAATCAATTGCTTCTGGTGACATGAAAAACGCAGGTCAGTTATGGTCTGAGGCTCGTAATGCTTATTCAAAAATGAAGAAAGCAGAAGTCTTTGAGGATATGCTTAATGAAGCTAAACTAGACAAGAGTAAGTTTACTCAGTCTGGTGAAGAAAACTCACTTGCTAAACAATTGCGTCAACTTGCTAAAAATGACAAGAAAATGCGTTTGTTTACTAAGACTGAACAAGACGCTATTGAGCAAGCTGCCAAGGGTGGTAATGTTCAAAATATGTTGAAGTTCTTTGGACGCTTTGCACCTACTGGTGTTGTGCCAGTTGGTCTTAGTGTAGGAACTACTGCATTAGCACCGATGATTGGAATTCCTTTAACTATTGGTGCTGCTGGCTCTCGTGGATTGGCTACTAATATGCGTAGAGGCAGCGTAGAGGACTTAACTAATATAATGCGTACTGGTGGTATTCCACAAACAATTGGTGGGCCATTTAGGGCTGTGACACCAACGACAGCTAGAGGTCTATTGTCCATGGAAGACTTAGACGAAGAACAGCGTAATCTCTTAGGTATCCAATAAGGACTGATATGCACCATTTAGTCTATGTCACTACAAATATAGAGAATGGAAAGTTCTATATTGGTAAGCATAGCACCGCAAATTTGAATGACAATTATTGTGGTTCTGGTGTATGGGTGTTAAGAGCAAAGAAAGCAAAAAGGAAACTTTTTACTAGAGTGGTCAAATCTTGCCAAACTGAAGAAGAAGCATATAGACAAGAGTATGAAATCATTGTTAATGCAAAAGAATGTTGGCCTGATTTATGTATGAATATATCTGATGGGGGTGTTGGATTTTCAACATCGTACCCATCAGTTAGAACTGGTGAACTAGCACCTATGTATGGAAAAAAGCATACAGAGGAAGTAAAAAAGCAAATTGCTAAAACAATGTCTTATCGTGCTGGTGAAAACCATCATATGTATGGCAAAAATCACGATGAAGACACTCGTAAAAAAATGTCTGAAAGCCATTTAAAAATTGGTCATTTGCGTGGTAAGAAAGTAAAATGCTTAACAAATAACGTTGTTTATGGCTCACTTGCAGAGGCTGCAAGGAATGTTGCCATAAATTCAAAAGCCAGAAATAACATTAGAGTTGCAATTAAAAAGAATTCTGTTGCTTATGGTCATAAATGGTCTTTCATTGAGGAATAGATATGCCACGTACAAAAATCAGCGAATTTAGCGCAACCCCTGCTAATAACACAGACATAGATTCGATTAACATTGCTGAAGGATGCGCACCTTCTGGAATTAACGATGCTATCCGTGAGTTAATGGCTCAACTGAAGGACTTTCAGACAGGTGCTGTTGGCGACTCGTTTAACGGCCCTATCGGTACATCTACGGCTGCTGCTGGTGCGTTTACCACTCTGTCAGCATCTGGTACTGCTACGCTGTCTGGTTTAACTGCCTCTACTGCTTTGGCATTGGATGCTAGTAAGAACATAGTTTCTGTCACCAATGCAGGAACTGGTAGCAATGTACTGGCTACCTCTCCTACCTTAGTAACGCCTATCCTCGGAACACCTACTAGCGCAACCGTACCGAACGCTACAGGTCTTCCTATCAGCACTGGTGTATCTGGTCTAGGTACTGGTATTGCTACTGCTCTAGCGGTTAATACAGGCTCTGCTGGTGCGCCAGTATTGTTTAATGGTGCTTTGGGAACACCCTCTAGCGGTACTGTGACTAATCTTACAGGTACTGCCTCTATCAACATCAATGGTACTGTGGGTGCTACTACAGCTACTACTGGTGCGTTCACTACATTAGCTGCCTCTGGTGCTGTAACCCTCTCAGGAGGCACAGCCAACGGAGTAACCTATCTCAATGGTTCAAAGGTTGTGACAAGTGGCTCTGCGCTTCAATTTGATGGCACTAATTTATCTGTTGGTACAACGCCTACTGTTTTTGGTGCTGGATATAGCACATTAACAGTTCAAGGTTCTACTACAGGGTTTGTTCAAGCATCAAATGGAACAATTGTTACTGAGGTTGGAACTTTTGGCGGCATAGGTTACACAGGAACAAGAAGTAATCACTCTTATGGTTTTGTTGTTAATGGCTCAGAAGGTATGCGCCTAACCTCAACAGGGTTGGGTATTGGTACAAGTTCGCCTGTGGTAAAACTGCAAGTTGCTGGCACAAATGAATTGTTTAGGCTTTCTGGCACAACTCCATTCATGCAATTTTTTGGAAGCAGTGCTTGTTATATTGGTGATTCAAGTCAACTTATAACTAGCGGAACTGCGGGTGACTTTGCAATCAGGATTGGAAATGCCGCTACTAATAAACTTGTATTTGGAATGGGGGCTACGGCTGTTGCTACCCTCGACTCCTCAGGCAATCTAGGCTTGGGAGTTACTCCTTACGCATGGACAGGAGGTAGGGCTTTTGATTTACAACTGTATGGAACTTTAAACACATGGGATGATGGCGTTCTTTCCATGACTCAACTTGGTACTAATTATTACCAAGTAGGCTCTACATTTAATTACAAAGTAACCTCATCAGCCTCAATGTATCGTCAACGTGGCAATGTACATTCTTGGTTCAACGCCCCATCAGGCACAATAAATACAGCTATCACCTTTACTCAGGCGATGACTCTGGATGCAAGTGGTAATTTGGGTGTGGGGACTACAAGTCCTAGCCAACGGATTCATGCATCTGCCGCCGACCCTAGAGCTTTACTTGCATCAACAGGCACAGGTCATTCAGCTTGGCAATGTCAAAACACATCGGGTAGTTCTTACTTTGGGCGAGACAATGCTGGCGGTTCGTTCTTTGGTACATCAAATGCTACTGTTGTTTATTCAAGTTCAGCCGACCCAATTATTTTCTACACAAACGCCACAGAACGAGCCAGAATAGACTCTAGCGGTAACTTGCTGGTGGGGACTACGACATCAAGTGGTGCAAGATTAGTTGTTGGTGGTACTACATCTGGTTCTTTAGCGGGAACTAGGAATACGTTGCACATAAGAAATAGCAGCTCAAGTTCAAATCAAAGCAATACGATAGTGTTTGGGTCTGCTGGACAAGAAACTTCTTGCATTATATTAAATGATGTTAACGCCAATGGCACAACTATAAATCAGTTAAATATTCAAGCTGGCACAACAGGTGGTGTCTATCTTGCGAATGGTGGAACTTCTTGGACTTCTTCGTCTGACGAACGAGTCAAAGACATTATTGAACCAATTACTAATGCCGCCACTAAAGTAGCAACTTTAAGAGCAGTAATTGGTAAATATAAAACGGATAGTGAACAAGTACGTCGCAGTTTCTTGATTGCTCAAGATGTCCAAGCCGTTTTGCCTGAAGCGGTTACTGTAGGTACTGATGAAATAAATACTTTAGGGCTTTCTTACACCGACACAATTCCATTGTTGGTAGCCGCAATTCAAGAACAACAAGCCCTAATCCAATCACTCAAGGCACGACTTGATGCCGCTAATCTTTAAGGACTAACATGACTATCGCATACACATGGAAAATTACCCAAACTGACTATCAAACTTCAGATGGGTTTATCAATACGGCTCACTGGACTTGCAATGCCGTTGATGGAGACTATACAGCCTCTATCTACTCCACAGCATCTTGGCAAGCAGGAACACCCACTATTCCCTACGCCTCAGTAACTGAAGCAGAAGTATTGAATTGGGTATGGGCTAATGGTGTTGATAAGCAAGCCACAGAAGATGCTCTGGCAGCTCAGATTGCTTTGCAGAAAGCACCTGTAACGGCTTCTGGGACTCCTTGGAATCAGGAAGCCACTACCTGACCTTAGTGGCGCATTAGGAGAAACACATGGGCAACAACACAAAAAACCCTGTGACGATTGACGGAGTTGAGTACATCTTTGAGGACATGACACCTGAGCAGCAAACCCTGCTGAATCATGTGGTTGACTTAGAGAGGAAACTTAATTCTGCTAAATTTAATGTTGACCAGCTTCAAGTTGGTAGAGATGCTTTCTTTACGATGCTAAAGAAATCCCTTGAAACTGTTACGGATGTGACACCGAAAGAGTAATCATGCAAGATGAAGTAACCCATGCGCAAATCTACGATAGGCTCATTGCTGTTGAGACTAAGGTGGATTCCATCGACAAGAACACAAGTGGGCTTGTAGAGGCTATAAATGCCTTGGATGGGGCTTTTAAAGTCCTTGGGTGGGTTGCTTCTGTTGCCAAGCCTTTACTTTGGGTGGGTGGTCTAATCATGGCTGCTGGTGCTGTCTGGCAGACTTGGATTAAAAAATGAACGATTGGGCTGTGGCTTTTACTACCGCAGTCCTTTTTTGCATTACTGTGGTCTGGTGTTTTTACATCATCGTTTGGGCTATGACGTGAAATGGCTACTGGTGCTTTCAACCTTGTTTACATTGGTGGCATCTAGTAAAGAAAAAACTGAATATCGTTGTGTCAGATGGGCATGGACAGGTGATGTTTACAACCGAAAGGTAGTATGCCTTGAGTGGCAAAAGGTTGAGAAAAAATGATTGACCCCATCACAGCACTAGCTGGCATACAGTCAGCAATCAGCATGGTCAAGAAGGCAGCTAATGTTGCCAATGACTTAGGCTCACTTGCGCCCATGATTGGTAAGCTATTTGACGCTAAGTCTGTAGCTATGAGATGGCTTTAGAACAGGCTAGAGAGTTTGAGGAAAGCTTAAAAATGCTTTTCATGCAATCTGGAAAAATTGACGTATGGAACAAGATTAAGGCTCGTCAAGCAGAGATGGACTTGGCAGATGCCAAAGAGATTAGTGCGCTAAAAAAGGCAGAGAAAGCAGCCAAACAGAAAGAACAAGAACAACTAGAGATAGGTTTGGCAATAGGTGCAATATTCTTTGTCTTGTTTTTAGTTTTCGTTGGTATTTATGAATTGATGGAATTCTGTGCAACTACTCGTAGATGTGGCAGATGAATGAGTACCAAAAGACATTTGACCTATGCTTAAAGATATTCGTTTACGGATGTGTGGCTTTATACGCCCTTGGGTTTCTGAAGTTTTTGCCTGACGATTTGTCGGACAAAATTGTTAATCTCCTACTTGGAAAGATTGGACTGTAATGCTATCTCTATTTTCTACACTTGATTGTTTGTTAATCTCAGACTTACCAAAACTACTAGACTTCTTTCAGAACAAAGATGACCAAAGGCATGAGTTAGCTTTGGCTAGGGTTCAAGTAGAACTTCAATTGCAGATGATGGCTCAAGGGTTTAAGGCTCAAGAGCGCATGGAGGAGATTCGCACAGACCAGATTGCCATGCAGACTGATGCCCAGATGACAGAAGCTGCTTTGAAGCATGATGAGAAAATCATGGAAAGAGCAAGCACTTGGGTAGTGAACTTTGTAGGTACTGTAAGACCAATTGTGACTTACATTTTTATCTTTGAGTTATGTGCAATTAACGCATGGATTGCCTATTACGTTTACTCTCGTCCTAGTTTAGTTAACAACATGGATGATTTGATTAGGGTTACTGACGTTATTTTCTCTAGCGATGAAATGGCAATGCTTGGAGGAATTATCGGATTTTGGTTTGGCTCACGTTCATGGGCTAAGAAATGAAAGTCAGCAAAGCTGGTGAGGACTTGATGCACTTCTTTGAAGGCTACAGAAACAAGCCTTATCGGTGTTCTGCTGCCA